TTAAAAACAAAATTTAAAACAAAATCTCTTCCATCATTACCGACAATTTTCAGACACAGTAAAAGTGAAAATTGGAAATCAGCTTGTGATTTGGTAGACCAAAAATCAAGTGCCATTGCTATGGATAAGATAGTAGAAAAAAAAGCAGTTCAATTAGAAGAGATAACCGAGCAGTTAAAAGAGACATCAGATAAGGCTTTGCAACTTGTTCTTAGCAACTTAAAGAATGTAAATAATATTGATAAGGTGCAGGACTTGGTTGGACTAAATAAGATTGCCGTTGAGAGTGCAAAGTTATCTAATTTGTTAACAGGAAATCCAACGAGTATATCAACCTCTTACCATACTGATAGTAATGACATTACCGCATTAAAAAATCACATCTCTGAGTTGTACCAAAGTATCAACGAAGATTTACGCAACAAACAAAAAGAGCAACCAAACTTAACACTAGTTAAAGCAGAGGAGACAAAACACTAATGAATATCAGTAATGAACTTTTGAATTCTATACTTTCATATCTTGGGAAGCGACCATACAATGAGAGTTTTATTTTGATTGATAAAATTAGAAAAGAATTAAATGCAGATGCATCAGAGGATAAAAAGCCACAACTAAAAGAGGTTAAAAAATAAATGCCTTGCGATTGTGAATGCATTCCTAAGTGCTGTGATAATCCAGAGGAATGTACTGGAGAGAATTGCAAGTGTAAGGATATAGATAAGACAGTAGAGTTTGAACCAGACATGGACTTAACTATTCATTAAATGACAAGAGAAGAGATAGAACAAAATTATCCAGAGGATAAATTATTATTTGCCGATGGTTTCGATGATGCAATTGTAGGAGTATCACATCAATTCAATTCACTCTCAGTTGCCTATGATAAAAACAAATGCATAGGAATACTTATGGCTGAAGATGAAGAGATGACAATAGATGATGCAGAAGAGTATTTTAGTTTTAACATCATTGGCTCTTATGTAGGTAAACACACTCCTAGCTTTATCTATAAGTAAGGTAAGAACATACTACTCATACTCTACAACCTCTCTGAGAGGTCTTAAAACAGGTTTTTTATGCATTGCTGAGAGGGTTTGAAATACACTTATAAGCTAGCACCTTGAGAGCAGAGAATATTCAGAGATTGCTATCAATGAAATAGAATAGATTAAGAATATTGTGAGCATTACATCATAATAAGTATTACTTGATGGATGCTACAGCATATTTGTAATGTCTTAACATACGATAAGTTTTATTATTGTAAGTAGAGACAATTAATAGGATATGTCATTGAAATATATAGACATAATATTACAGCATTAGTTAACAGTATTGTATTAATACTCAATTGCTTGAGATAACGATGACTTATTGACAATATAATGGCTCAACATCGGTCATAGATGCAACGAATTACTTATTAATTATATATTATGTAACATCCATCTAGTCATACTACTTTATTTTGACCCCCTACCCCCCATTTTGCCGAATTACTCTAACATCCATATAGTGCACAGTGACTTACCATAATAGCAGAAATAGGGTGCTTGACAAAAACAGACATAGGGGGCTATAAAAAAATTAGATTTAATATTTTTCCTCCCAATTAATATTAAACATAGGGGTACTTAACAAACGAGTACCCCTTATTATTTATGATAGATAAATCAACAGAACAAAAGATTGCAGAACTAGAGAGACTAGTCGAGCAGGTAAAGGATTTAGAGTCTAAGGAAGAAGCAAAAAATAGCCTTGTGGGCTACGCTAAGTTCCAGATGGACAACTACCTATCCCCGCCACACATAAAGCTACTAGCGAGCAAATTAGAGGCTGTGGAGAAGGGAGAAATAAAGAGGCTAGCAATATTCATGCCACCCAGACACGGCAAGTCTATTCTAACTTCAGAATTCTTTCCGGCTTGGTACATGGGCAGAAACCCAGATAAGTATATTATCTGCTCAACCTACGCACAGGACTTGGCAGATGACTTCGGGCGAAAAGTTCGAAACCAACTGCAAGACAAGAGATACACGGATATATTTCCGGATGCGGAGTTATCAACGGACTCAGCGAGTGTGAGACGATTTCATACGAAGCAGGGCGGCGTATACTACGCTGTGGGTGCAGGCTCGGCAATTACGGGTCGTGGTGCTCACCTACTATTAATTGATGACCCCATCAAGGGAAGAGAGGAGGCAGACTCTGCGGCAATGCGGAAGAACCTTCTGGACTGGTATAGGGCGACAGCCTACACACGACTAATGCCTAACGGCTCTGTTATACTAATCCAAACACGGTGGCACGAGGATGACTTGGCCGGTTGGATTTTAAAGGAGACAGGACACGAGGGTTGGGATGTTGTAGAGTTTCCGGCAATCCTAAATGAGAGAGCGGCTGATATGCTTGGTCTCAGTGAGGGTGACCCACTGTGGGAAGACTCCTATCCAATAGAGAGATTACAAGAAATAAAGAAGACAGTTGGCACACGGGAGTGGTCATCTCTGTACGCACAGAAACCTTCGGTTGAGGAGGGTAACATCATCAAGAGGTGGTGGTGGAAGACGTGGACAAGAGAGCAACCACCAGAGATGGATTACATCTTGCAATCGTGGGATACAGCCTACACTGTTACCGAAACATCGGATTACTCTGCGTGTACAACGTGGGGTGTCTTTTCTGGTGAGGGTGGATACAATCTTTACTTGATAGATTCATTTAGGGAGAAGTTAACCTTCCCCGAATTAAAAAATCAATCGGTGCATCTATACAATGAGCATCAGCCAGACTTAGTTTTAGTCGAGGCAAAGGCGAGTGGTTGGTCACTCGTGCAAGAGTTAATGAGAACGGGTATACCAATTACGCCATTCAATCCAAAGAAGATGGATAAACTGGCGAGAGTACACTCCGTGGCCCCTCTATTCGAGGGGGGAAGAGTTTGGGCTCCCGATACGGATGAGTCAGCAGACGTGATGAACCAGTTCGCTATGTTTCCGAATACGAAGCATGACGACTTAGTCGACTCAACAACACAGGCTCTACTGAGACTGCGTAAGGGGTGGCTAGTTAATCACCCGCAGGATGTCCCAATGGAAGAGGCAACAGGCCCGAAAGGAAGTTACTGGTAATGGAATCACTAGAGGATAGAGTAAAGAGACACGAGGGTTTTCGAAACTCCGTATACAAGGATACCCTAAATAAGAGAACCGTGGGCTACGGCCATCTATGCGTGGAGGAATTCTGGGAAGACGGAAAGGAATACTCTGAGGAGTATTTAACGGATATATTTAAAAAGGATTTGAAGAGTGCACAAGATTCAGCAAATAGACTATGTACTGAATTTGGATGCTCTGATATAAAGGGAGAAGCGAAGGATATTATAACAGAAATGGTTTTTCAACTTGGGGCTACTGGGGTTAGTAAGTTCAAAAATATGTGGAAAAATTTATCATCAAATAATTTTGAGGGTGCTTCTATCGAGATGCTCGACTCACGTTGGGCAAAACAAACAAAAAACAGAGCCGAAGAGCTCGCAAACGAAATGAAAAAATTAGGAGTATAAAATGGCAGAAAAAGCAAGTAAAAAAAAATTAACAAAAGGGGTACTTAAATCATTAAGAACTTTAGATTTTGGAGAATTGTATAATAATTTTAAAGCAAAACCGACTAGAACTGTAGTTAAAACTTTTTTAGCAGGAACGGGAGCAGAGGGTGCAATAAATTCAATTATGAAACAACTTAATGCAGGTAAAAAAATTTCAACTGTAGGAGATGTAATTAGTGCAGGTGGTGATTTAGTAGGTGATACAGCCGCAAATATAATAAAACGTGGTGCACAAACATATTCTGGAGCTAAAAAATTTGCTAAAAATATTTATGATAAAGCTACTCAAGATTTTAACGAAGGTGGAATGGCAACTACTCGTAAAAAAAATATGGGTTTAAAATATAAAGATGGCGGAAGTGTTAAGAAATCTTCTAAAAAATCTTCTAAAAAATCTAGAGGTATGGGAGCGGCTAAAAGAGGCGGTAGTTTTAAAGGAACATTTTAAATGGCAATTACTCCTTTTGGGTCTGTAGACCCACTTCTTGAAGAAGAAGTCACAATCATTGCAGAGGGTGAGCCAGTGGAGGAAACTGTAGAAGTTTCTGATAACCTTGCCGAAGACATGAGTGATGAGGAGCTAAGTGAAATTTCTAGTGAATTACTAGATGCCTTTGATGCTGACTTAAATAGCAGAAAAGATTACGAAGAAACAATTAAGAAGGGTATGGATTTACTTGGTCTTAAAATAGAAGATACAACGAAACCATTCCCCGGTGCTTGTTCAGCACATCATCCAATGATGATTGAGGGTGCAGTACAATTTCAATCACAGGCAATAAAAGAATTATTTCCTGCTGATGGCCCAGTAAAAACAAAAATTATTGGGGAGAGAACAGATGAAGTTGTTAAACAATCAAGCAGAGTAAAAGAGTTTCTTAACTATCAAATTACAGAGTCAATGGAGGAATACTTCGATGACTTTGACCAGATGCTTTTCTATCTTCCTATTGTTGGTAGTTGCTTTAAGAAAGTATACTACGATGAGGCATTACAGAGACCAGTTGCAAAATTTATACCTATTACTGATTTTGTTATTTCTTACAACACAACAGATTTAAGAACGTCTGGTAGATATACACACATACTACGATACACAGAAAACGAATTGCGTAAGAGGATGGCAAATGGTTTTTATATGGATGTTGATATGGAAATGAATCCCGAAGAGGATGACTCCAATGACATTACACAAAAGATACAAGACATAGAGGGTATTACACCATCAAAGAGTTATCAGAAGGATGGAAGATACACTATTCTAGAAATGCACGTTGACATTGATATTCCGGGTCACGAAAAAGATTTTGCTTGTCCGCACATTGTCAGCATATGCAAAGAAACAAAACAAGTTTTATCTATTCGTCAAAACTTTTTAGATGATGATGAAAATTATAAAAGAATACAACACTTTGTACACTACAAGTTTTTACCGGGTTTTGGATTTTATGGTTTAGGCTATGTTCATTTACTTGGTAACTTACAGAAATCCGTAACAACCATTCTTCGCTCCTTGGTTGATGCAGGACAGTTCTCCAACTTACCGGGTGGCTTTAAAGCTAGAGGCATGAGGGTAGAAGGAGAACAGCCTGTTGGTTTTGGTGAGTTTAGAGATGTTGAGGGATACGGCGATGACATAAGAAAGTCTATTGTACCTCTACCATTTAAAGAACCATCACAAACACTCTTTGCTCTTCTTGGCTCAATGACACAAGAGGGAAGAAGACTAGCGGCAATAACTGATATGCAGGCGGGTGATATGAATTCACAAGCACCTGTAGGAACTACCATAGCTCTCTTAGAGCAGGGTATTAAAGTTATGTCCTCTATTCATAAGAGATTACACAAAGCACAGAGAGAAGAATTTAAAATAATATCAAGAATAAATAAAGATTACCTACCAGACTATTATCCCTACAGTATTGAGAATGATACTCGGTATGTATTCAAAAAAGATTTTGATAATAGAATTGATATTGTTCCCGTGTCTGACCCGAACATCTTCTCTACAGCACAGAGAGTTTTACTTGCACAAACACAATTGCAAGCGGCGGCGGCGGCTCCACAAATTCATGATATGAAGGAAGCCTACAAGAGATTGTATGAGGCACTGGATGTTAAGAATATTGATGATATGCTTCTACCAGAGGCAGGAGCAAAACGAAAAGACCCGGCAACAGAAAACTATGCAATGATGTATGGTAGACCAGTGAAGGCTTTCGCATCGCAAGACCACGATGCACACATTGCTGTACACCAATCAATGATGCAAGACCCAACAATGACACCACAATCTCCACAGGTTGCACAGGCATTAGCGGGTAATATAACGGCACACATTCAAGAGCATATGGCTCACAAATACAGAGCAATGATTATGGCTCAGACTGGTGCAGAGTTACCACCGGCTCCAGAGTACGATAGAGCTAATCCGGGCAAAGATGAAGACTACGAAGAAATTCCAATAGAAACAGAAAATCAAATTGCACAGATGCAAGCTCAAGCAGGAATGCAGATGTCTCAAGCGGCACAACAGCAAGCACAGATGGCTCAACAACAAGCACAGATGCAAGACCCAAGAGTACAGATTGCAATGAAAGATTTACAAATTAAAGAACAAGAAGCACAAAGAAAAGCAATGGATACACAACAGAGAGCTCAAGATAGAAGCCGTGAGTTAGCTATGAAAGAGCAAAATCAAGCGGCTGATGCACAAATAGAAATAGCTAAATTAGAATTAGATAGAGCAAAAGCAGAGTCTGATATAGCACTAGACCAACAAAAAATTGAGTCTAACGAGAAGAGAGATGCATTGCGTTCTAGAGCAAATAAATCTCTAGCAAGAGAAAAAACAATGAGTGATATGGCAAAAGAACAAATGAAAAAAGGAAAAGAGTAATGCCTTTACCTTTAGCATTATTACCTTGGTTGCCTGCAATAGCGGCAGGAACTGGTGCGGCTATAAAAACTGGACAGAGATACGGCCCTCAAATTGTTCAAGGGGGAATAAATCTTTTAAACAAAGCGGGTCAATCTCCTTGGCTAACAAACTTAGCTAATAGATTTACACATGGTTTTGCACCACAAAGTGGTAAACTTTCAAATACATTTTCACAAGCGGCTTTCCCCGGAGGTATGATTCCAAGTAATCCAATGAATATATATGGATTAGATACTATAAAAAGTGGTATTGAATTTCCACAAGAGTTAATTGATGATAAAGATTTTTGGAAAGAACAATTTGATAAATTAGTTTCTAAAGATGAAAAAGAAGACAAAAAAGAAAAGAAAAAAGAAGACAAGAAAG